AGCAATAAGACTACCTTCCTGTTTATGCTAACTGAAGAAGTTTCAACTACCTACACTCGTTAGGCCAGGTTTTCCTCACCCTAAAGATGTAGCCTTGAATTGTCAATAGTTGGCTCGTTTCGATAATAGCCGAAAGGAGATGACCAATGGCTTTTAAGACTGCTGCTGGTTACGGAAACCTACCTAACGGTAACTTCTCACCTGTTATTTACAGTAAGAAGGTACAATCGGCTTTCCGTAAAACTAGCGTGATTGAAGATATTACCAACAGTGATTACTTTGGTGAGATCGCAAATTTTGGTGATACAGTACGTATTATCAAGGAACCAGAAATCACGGTTCAAGAATATGCAAGGGGTACGCAAGTAACTCCACAAGACTTAGACGATGAGGACTTCACCCTTGTTGTCGATAAAGCTAACTACTTTGCTTTCAAAATCGATGACATTGAAGAAGCACACTCTCACGTAAACTTTGAATCAATGGCAAGTGATCGTGCAGGGTATCGTCTAAAAGACCAGTTTGACCAAGAAGTACTAGGTTACTTATCTGGTTTCAAACAATCTGCACTACATTCAAATGCAAGTGCAGCTAGAGTTGCTGCTGACAAATCGGGTACTGATCCATTAACTGTTGCAGCAGACGGTTTACTAGCTAACATGAAGATCTCTCGCGCAAGCTTTGTATCAGGTGGTTCTGCCTCTGATTCTATTGCTACGCATCCAGATGGATCTACTGGTGAAGCTACTCCGTTGGAGGTTCTAAACCGTATGGCTCGTTTACTAGACCAGCAAAACGTAGACCGTGATGGTCGTTGGGTCGTTATTGA